AAAAATCTGGTATGGTATTAATTACCGACCCCAGATCTGATGTACATTTAAAAAAAGCACAAAAAAAGAAAGAAAGTAATAAAAAGTAGATATATAAAGTATAAAAGGCGCTAAAATGGCAACAATATCTAAAAAATTTGTTGATCTGAATCCTAATTTTGAGAAAAATCCCCTATCTGGGGATTTACCACTCTTGAAAAATGAAGCAGCTATTAAACAATCGTTAAAAAACATCGTTTTAACGCTTAGAGGTGAAAAACCATTTAGACCATTCTATGGAAGCACTGCAGATATAGCACTTTTTGAAAATTTTAGTCCTCTTGTTGAAGATCTTTTGGCAAGTGCTATTAGTGATGCTATTGAAGCATATGAATCAAGAGTTATTGTAGATTCGATTGATGTTGATGCTGCAACAGGTGCAAATAAAATTAGCGTAGTAATTGAATACAGAATTGTAGGAATTCCATTGAACCCTCAATCACTTAACCTCATCTTAGAACGAGTATAATGGCATTTAATCAGGTAACAAATCTAGATTTTGAAGATGTAAAAAGAAGCATCAAAGAGTTTATGCGCTCTTCTGATACTTTTACTGATTATAATTTTGAGGGATCAGTTCTTTCTCAACTGATTGATGTTCTAGCATATAATACTTATTATTCAGCACTCAATGCTAACCTTGTTGCTAACGAGGTATTCTTTGATAGTGCCTCTATTAGAGAAAACGTAGTATCTCTTGCTAAGTTAGTAGGATATACACCAAGATCAGCAAAGGCGTCAAAAGCAACTATCACCGTAGATATAAACGTCCCACCAACGGTGCCTGCATTGACCTTGAAGAAGGGTGCAGCGTTCATTGGGTCCAATGGTGACGGTTCGTTTGTATTTTCTGTTTTATCGGATATTACGAGAGAGGCATATATCGATAGTAATGGTCAACGTAAGATTACTTTTAGTGAAATTGAGATTTATCAAGGAAATCTGTTAAACATTAATTATCAGGTTGATCTTTCCACACAACAGCATTTTATTATTCCAAATCCAGATGCAGATTTAGATTTAATCACTGTTGTGATTGATGAGCAAGATACTGCTATCCCACAAACCTATAGAAAAGTTAAAGACATTACTGAAATTACCAATAAGGATAGAATTTACTTTATTCAAGAAAATAAGAACGAACAGTTTGAGGTAATTTTTGGTGATGGCGTATTTGGTCGTAAATTAAAGAATTTAGATAATATTGCGATTGAATATCTGATTACTAATAAAAAACAATCTAATGAATGCTCTTCTTTTGAGTTTACTGGAGCATTCCAATATAATAGCAATATTATTACTGATCTCTCACCTAAAATTAGTACAGATATCAAATCTGTTGGTGGAGCAGATCCAGAAAGCATCACTTCTATCAAATATCTTGCTCCTAGATTTTATTCCTCACAAAAAAGAGCAGTTACAGTTCGTGATTATGAAACATTAGTTGCAGAATTATATCCTAACCTCGAATCACTTTCAGTATTTGGCGGAGAGGAGGCAGATCCCCCTCAATATGGTAAAGTGTTCATTGTTGCCAAACCATTTGGTTCTGAAAAGTTAACTACGACTGGAAAACAAAATTTACAACGTTCTATCAAAAATTATACAATTCTGACGGTTATCCCCGAAATTCTTGATCCATCATATTTGTATTTGGATATTGATAGTTTTGTATATTATGATTCTGGCACTACTCGCAGAAATTCTCAGCAATTGTCTGAAATTGTCAAGCAAACCATTAATGCTTTTGGGGCGACGAAGGATCTCAACAGATTTAACGGCAAATTTAAGTATAGTAAGTTAGTATCATCAATTGATGACGCTGATCCAGGTATTACCTCTAACATTACTAGAATTAGGATGAGAAAGAATCTTACAGTTCTTACTAATGTATTTGCTTCCTATGAAGTTTGCTACGGTAATCGCATTTCTCAAAATAGTGATATTATTTCTTCTGGATTTAAAATTACTGGAGAGGATAGTACGTTTGTTTACTACTTTGAAAAAACTGGAACAAATACAATCTCTGTGTTCCGTTATGATGGTAGCAATAAGAGATACTACAGCAGCAATGTTGGATTTGTTGACTATGAAAAAGGTGAAATATATATTAATGCGATCAATATAAATTCTACCGTTGGTACTGACAATTTTATTAAATTTTCTGTAATTCCAGCATCTAATGATGTTCTTGCATTGAGAGATCTGTATATTGCTATATCTGAGGAAGACATTAGTACAACAGTAATCCTCGACGAACTTTCGTCATCATCTAGAACCTCTGGCGTAGGTCAAATTCCAGTATCGAGTTAAATATGTTCAACGACTTAAAAGTATCGAATTCTATCAGCGGTCAGTTCCCTACTTATCTGGCAACTGAATATCCTAATTTTGTAAATTTTTTAAAGGATTATTATAGGTTTATGGAGACCAATGGTAATCCATTGGATCTTCTTAATGGTGTTCAGAAATTAGTCGATATTGATACTTACAGTGGTGTTAATTTAACAGCACAGTTAAAAACACCTGTGCCTGAGACCGCAGAAGAAATTGTTGTCCTTAATCATGTTAACTTTCCCAGAGTTAACGGATTATTGAAGATTAATGATGAAGTTATTTTTTATAAAGAGAGAGATCATATTACTGATGAGTTTGGTTCATATAAACTCACAGTGTTTAGTGGTTGTGTAAGAGGATTTACTTATAATGACTTAGATATTGATACTGGATTTACAGCAAATATTGAAACCACTCCAGCACTACATAGTGCCACGTCTACCGTATATAATCAGTCATACCAATATATTCTGTATTTCTTAGAAAAGATCAGGCAACAGTATCTCGTTGACTTTCCTAAGAATGTTTTAGAAGATAATATCGATAAAGTTAATATTAATGTTATTCTTCAAAAAGTAAAAGATTTTTATCTGACAAAAGGAACTCCAGCAGGTATTGACTTTTACTTTAAATTTTTATTCCAAGAAAATCCTGAACTATTAAACTATAGTGATTTCTTAATGACCTCCTCTGATGCAATCTATCAGAGTAAGGAAATTGTTAGAGTTACAGCTCTTGATCAATATTTTACATCAGAATTAGAAGGAAACTCTTTAATTCAATTAGGTAATGAATTTCCAGTGCAAACTGTAGAAGATGTATTTTCTTCTTCTAGTCAAGTATTTGAACTAGAGATTTCAAATGGTGATAAAATTGTTCCAACTAATTTTACAAAAATCACTAGAAATATCTCTGGTATTACTTTATATGTAGATTCTACATATGGATTTCCAGATAGTGGATTTATTAGAGTTGGTGATGATTTTGTTCAATACACATCTAAAGGAACAACTTATTTTACTTGTCCAAATATAGACCAAGAATTAAGCGCATTAAATTATCTTGGTATAAAGGTATATGATGTTAGTACTTTAGCATCAATTAAAGATAGACCAGATATCTATTATATAATTTATGCTGGAGTTTCTGATTTTGAAATTAATAAAAATTATACTTACTATCAGCAAGGTGATATTGGTTTTATCAGTGATATTATCGTTGAAGATTCATTAATTGTTACTGGTTGGTATTTAAATGATATCATTCCAGTTAAGACCAATCAACGAATTTTTGCTGGAGTAAAGGCGGTATATACTGATGAAGAATCGTTATATTTAAGTTCTACTGGAGTACCTTATTATTCAATCAGTTCTACTCCAAATTATTTCGATGATAATAACCTTGTATTAGAATCATCAGATTATTTAAAACGAATTCCTAAAAACTTCTTTAAAAATCCTCAAGGATTAGAAGAACTAACTGTAAAATCTAATCCTGTAGGATTTTTGAGGGATGGTACTGCTATTTTGAACTGGAAGAGTTCAACTAGTATTGATAGAGGAGAAATTACTAACATTGAAATTGATAATCCAGGACAAGATTATAGAGTTGATAATCCACCTGAGGTAGTTATTGAAGACCCTCTTCTTGATGGTGGAGTCACTGCAGTTGCTGATATTGTTGTCAATGGTAAAGTTAGTGATGTTTATATCCTTGATGGTGGTAATGGATATACTTCAAATGTATCTGTAAATGTTATTAAAGATCCTACAGATACAAAATATACTGGATCTAACTTCAGAGCTGCCGTTCTCCAACCTATTGTTGTTAATGGCAAGATTACCAAAATTAGAATTATAGATCCTGGTCAAGGATATACTAAATTACCTACAATTAGAATTAAACCATTTTACAATAGAAATATTGATACTGTTACTCCTGGTACACCTTTACCATATGATGCAAAATTAGAACTTCTTGTTTCTGGTGAAGTTGGAGAAATTAAATTAACAAATAAAGGTTCTCGATATGATAGAAATCCATCACTTCAAATTAAGACAGGATCTGGTGCTTCTGGTGTAGTAAATATTGAAAATGGCAGAATTACAAATGCCGAGATTGTTAATAATGGTCAAAATTATAACTCTCCCCCTCTTGTTAGAATTATCGATGCTTCTGGAAAAGGAGTAGGCGGAGTTATCATTTCTGAACTTAATGTTTCTGGACAACTTGAAAATTTAAAAGTATTAAATGGTGGTATTAACTATTCTCAAGTAGGTACAAGAATTGAACTTTTTGAATCTGGAAGTAATTTAGTTGCAGATCCACAAGTTAGTAAATGGAATTTATTAACAAACTGGGATACCAGTTTAGATCCTTTTTACAGTGATGATACTGGTGGTGTTCTTTATGGTAATAACATAATTCAAGAGCAAGCAACTACTATTCCTAGATTTGAAGCTATTAACTATGGTCAATGGACAGATTCTACTGAGTTAACTTATGTTGATGGAGAAACTGGTGAAGTTGTAAACACCAGAAGGATGTTACTATTTCCTGCAGGTGATGCCCATGAACCTGGAGCAACTCCCATTAATTTAAATCCAGCATCTCCTCCATTAGAAGATACTTTACTTTCTAACTTGGCTGTTGATTTAATTGATGAAGCGTCGATTAGTTTTCAAATTCCATTTGAAATTAGATTAGGAACATCATCAACAAATCCTTCTGGTTCTCCAGAAGATGGGTGGGTTAATGTAAATTCCAATGGTTTTATTACATTCTCAGCTGAACCTCGTTTTAATTCTACTGGTTGGGCAACAGAACAATTAGATCCTCTTTCTATCGGTCCTTCTATACAAATTGGTCGTGATGATTTAATTTTGGATCAATTGTACACTGCAATTTTTACAGACGGAGGTGATGATGATACTAGATATTTAGTTCTTAGATTTGAAGGATATCATTTTGATAGAGGTCTCTCTCGTGATAGAGCAATGGTATTTGAACTTATTATCAAAGAAAATAAGGTAAACACCGATGATAATCAAATTCAATTAACTATTATTAATAATGAAACTGATGATTTAGATGATGCTGGAATTTATATTACTTTTGCTGATGATGAAGAATATGAATTTGAGAAAAAAGGTGCCACTTCATTAACTACGTACAAGTATTTTACTCAAACTATTGGTGCAACAGATGTGCAGTTTGGTAAACAGTTTGGTATTATTGGTGCTCCAAAAAAACTTAGTATCTTAGAAGGTAGAACACCTATTCAAGTTAACCTAGCTGATGCAACTGAACATTCACCTCTTATTGGATGGGCAATGGATGGTGCTCCAATTTATGGTCCATATGGATATGATAATCCATTAAATGAAGGATCTGGAATCAAAAAGATGAAATCCAGATATAGAAAATTAACGGTATCAGAATTAAATGCTAAATATCCGATTAGGTTAACTGCTGCTCCAATTGGATTGCAAAATTATGCTATTGGATCTTTTGAACAAGATTATATTGTAGATCCAACTACGGCAACTTTAGATGAAAAAAATGGTAGATATTGTGTAACACCAGAGTTTGAAAATGGTGTTTATGCTTATTTTATGACTGTTGATCTTGCTGAAAAGAGAACTGGATTTCCATTCTTTGTCGGAAGTAAATTTTCTGGTAAGACCTATGCAGAATTTAATAATTTAGATACACCCAATATTGAAGAAATTAAAGGTATTAAAAGATATACTACTAGTGATGGTGATACCTATCCACGACCTATTGATGTGGGACAATTCCAAGTAAGTTCTGTTCCAACATCTGGAGATGCAGTTGTAGAATCAATTAATGTTATTTCTGGTGGTTCTGGTTATAAATTTGGAGATCTTGTAGAATTTAATAATGCTGGAACTGATGGTGAAGGTTCTGCTGGATTTGTCAGCGTTATTAAGGGACAACCTATTAGTAGTGCATCATTTGATTATTATGATTACTTAGAGTATACTGAGGATACATTCCCATTCCAAACAGGATCTGTAGTTGAATCATTTGAAGGATTTAAAGCAAAAATTCATGTAGCAGATCAAATTAACAAAAGATTATATCTTACAAATGCAGATGATGAATCTGATATTGTTGGTCCTCTCCCAACTAAAGGAATTGCATTATATGATCAAAATCTTTCAATCGATGTTGATACTTTTAGCGAAACTGTCGGAGAAACAAAAAATAGTGTTGCTCTAAATGCTGATCAGACCACAGCAGAACTTACTGCTGATCTTGATAGTGTTAGTACGTATTTTCAGTTAACTAATTTTAATAACTGCGTTATTCAGAATTTCTTTGCTTCAGGCGAGAAAAAATATGTTAAAATTGGTGATGAATATATGAGAGTTGTATTTAATTTTACTGCAACTAATCATATTATCGTTAAAAGAGGATTTAATAGTCAACAAACTAGTCATTCTGCTGGTGACACTGTAACTTTACTATATTCGATTGACATTTTTGATAGTAGTGCATTTGTCAATGGTGATGTTGTTAAAATAGATGATGAAATTTTTAGAATTGTTGATATTGATGTTCAAAAACAATTTAACGTTGTTTCTACAAGAATTGTTGATGGTAGTGGAACATTTGGTGGTTCTATTTACTATCTGTATTTGAATCAGCAAATCCAATCGGATACTGGAGCAATTACACCACCACCACAAACTCAACAGGTTGTAAAATTAGATACTAATGGTGATATTGAAGATTTAGTGTTTGATAAAACTGCATTTAGTTATACGTCAAATCCAACTGCAGAAATTACTACACAATCAACTTACAATGCTGATGATGTAGTTGAAGATACTAATATTTTAGCATCTACTTTTAGACATACTATTATTGTAGATAGATCGGCATTTAATAGTATTGCAGCAGCACATACTGCAAGAACACCTGTTAATCGTCTAAAATTTGTAAATGCAGTATGTACAAAGTATGAAGAGGATAGAATTCTATTCAGAGCTTCAGCACAAAACAATTTACTTGTCCCTCAAGATGCAGTGACAATTAAGGCGCAATTAGAGGCAGATATTGATTATACTATTACTTATCAAGAAGATGTTAATGGTAATAACGTATTAAATGGTATTACTAATAATGCCTTACTTCTTTATGAGGGATCACATTATACTTTTGAAATTGGCAGCGGATCTCAAGATGTTTTAGTACAATTTTATACTCCTGGAGAAACAACAAAACAAAAAGAATATTTTAGTGTAAATATTGAAAAATCTTATGATCTTAGCGGAGCACTCACTCAATTTATAATTACTCCATCTTCTTCAAATCTTACCAATTTAATTTTAAGAATTACATCTCTAGAAAATAATACTTTTGTAGATGTAGATTTAACTATCAGACCAGAACCCGTTAATGGGGAATATCGAGTAGTAAATGCAACTTCGTCATTCTTTGAAGTTTATATTGATAGAGATCCAATTGCTAGTATTGTAAGTTCTTATAATAGTACTAATCTCAAATATACCACAACATCTACTAATACAAATGGAACTATTGAACGAGTAACTTTGACTTCTGGTGGATTTAACTACAGTACAATTCCAGAAGTTAGTGGCGTTACATCTGAAAATGGAAACGGTGCAATTCTAGAGGCAGTTTCTTCTGTTATTGGTAGAATTGATAATATTTCGTCTATTAATTCTGGATATGGTTATAGTCCAGATCCAACATTAAAACCATCTCTCATATTCCCAAGAATTGCAAAACTGACTCAAAACTTTATTGTAAGTAGTACTACTATTACTGATTCAGGTGAGGGATACTTATATACACCGAGAATCCGAATAACTGGTGGTGGTCTTGCTGAAGGTGATGAAAAACATGCTAAATTTATTCCAATTGTTAATGGTGAGAAATTAGTTGATCTTAAAGTAGATTTTGAGGGTGTTCAATATTCTTCTGCTCCTGTTCTTGAAATTGAAAAATTTTATTATGTTCTTATTAATGCCAATGGTGACTTATCTTTTAAATTTAACTATAGACAGTATATTCAAGAGGATGATGGATTCGTAGTTAGAGCGTATTATGAAGATGGTGGCGGCAACCCTCAAAGTGTTGACAGTTCTGTTACCTTCTATGCATTTGTTCAGACATCAACTATGTCTGCTAGATTGATTCCAGGAAGTAGTAATTTTGTAAATCCACTAGATTATATTACTATTCCAGGAAATGCTGCTGCATTATACTATGAAGTTATTCTTAACAATAGAAAAGCACAAGTAACTGCAAATATTGAAAAATCTACGTTTATTCTTGGAGAAAAAGTTGTTGTTAATGGTGATAAAAGTTTATTTGGATTTGTATCGAATAACAAAGGTTGGCAACCAAATAATTCAATTTTAAGAATTGAAAAAATTAATTATGAATTGAAAGCAGGTGATTCAATTGTTGGTGTTGACTCTTCATCATTTGGAGTAGTTTCGGAAACTTTTGGTGTAAGTTCTAGTGCATCTCTTGCTGCTTTAGTTGAAACGCCAAAGCAATTCTTGAGTACAAAGTCATTCCTTGGATTAAATTCTCTCAAAATTCAAGATAGTTTAAGATATCAAAAATTTGCTTATGAAATCGGAACAAAAGTTCCACTGGTAGATTGGAAGCAGAATTATCAAACTGCAGTTCATCCAACTGGTTATAATTTCTTTGCAAAAACAAATGTTAATAATGCTATCAAAAATCCCATTACTTTAGAAACTAAAGCAGTAATTTCTACTGATGCTTCTTCAATTGTTAGAATTAATCAGAAGTATAATTACTTAATTACTAGAAATATTGGATTTGATGAAGTTGAAGTTATTAACCGTCTTCTTACTGATGTTAAGAGTATTGATACTTCTGTAGTAGCGGCATTTGAAGATATTTCTGATCAGTTTGATGGTATTGAAACTGCATTTGAGTTAAAAGTCATTGATCCAGTAACTCCACAAACTTTGGATGAAAATAATGAACCAACTGGAGTTCCTAATTATATCACTGATTATGAAGTAGATCAGATGCTTGTTTCTTTGGATAATATTATCCAAACTTATGGGACATCTTGGATTGTTACTGATTCTGATAAAGTATTTAAATTTGAAGCATCACAAATTGCTGGAGAACTTTTACCCGAAGGAGAAAAATTAACATACAGACAATTTAACGAAGATACTGCAGTTTACATTCATTCAGAAACAACAACTTCTGAAACTGATACATTTACTTTATATCAAACTGATGAAGCATTAAATACATCAATGCCTGCAGGGGTATTTTCTCCAGTTGTTCCAACTGAGTGGATGGTATCTGTTGATGGTGCAACTCAACTTACTACTGCATATACAATTACAACAAACCAAATTGTATTCTCTGAAACTCTTCCTATTGGAACTCAAATTTCAATTAGGTACTTAGATAATTTTATGAGAACTGAATTTAGTTCTGGTTCTGTAACTGCAGGGTCTGCGGTTAATATTACAACAACACCACCTGTAACATCTCCAGAAAGTTACTTCATATTTGTTGATGGTGTACTAATGTCAACGTCTTTATATTCTTTAGATGTATCAAATAATGTTGTATTTAATATTAGTTTTAATTATGATTCATTGATTGTTATTATTGATCCATTAGGGGTATCTTTAGAAACACGTGATCATAATATTATTGAGGAATTATATTCATATAAGATTGATGATGGTCAATTAGTCATCCCTGCTGGGTACTCTATTAATGCAAAATCATATATGGTTGATGTTGCTGGAGTTGTGCAGACACCAAATGTAGCGTATGCTACAGTTACTAGTGGAGTAAGAAAAATTAATTTCTTTGAACCTCCTCAAAGATATACTACAGGTGATATTACTGTAGGAAGGCAGTTTATTGGTCTCTTATATCAAAGATTAGATCCAACTGGTGTGAATAGTACACCAAATTATCAGTTTGATGATGTTAGTAAAAATATCATTAATGTAAAAACAAACCCATCTGAGTTTATTGTTGGTGATTATGTAAACACTCCAGTTTCATCTGGATTGTTAGTAGATATAGTTTCAGAAAATATTAGAAAAGTAATGACTAGTTCTAATATTTCTACAGTTGCAGCAGGAGCAACGTTCCAAATCGACGTTGATAATATTATTGGATTAGTTGTTGGTGATAGAGTATTGTTTAATGCTTCATTTGGATTGACTAGTATTGATAGTGATGAACTTGAAATTACTAATATTTCTGGATTGACAATAACTTTAGAAAATATTAGTGCGTCATCACTCAATATTTCAATGAATCTTAATAGTGCTATTAGATTTACTCATTATGAAATTATTTTAGAACAAATTGAGACCACGGAAGCTAATAGAGATGATGCTTTTAATTCTGTTGCTTCTGGTTCTATACTTGAAAGTGGAATTATTTCTGCAACTAAAACAGGGGTAAGTACTCTACTTAATGAACCTTTCTCAGTTCTTAATGATGATACTACTATTGATGTAGATGATGCATCTAACTTTGCTCAAAATGATTATCTTCTTATTAATAATGTTGAGGCAGTTAAAGTTACAAATATTTCAGGAAATGTGTTAACTGTAGATAGAGCACAACTTACAACTTCAATCCCTATTAGTTATGGAGACAACACTGTTGTTGAAAAAATTATTCCAAAAACCATTGAAACCTCAAACTTTTCACGTGGATTTGATGGGTTTAAAACAGAGTTTAAATTAAAAGAATCTGGTGCAGATATTTTTATCGAGGCAAATAAAGATATTTTTGTTATTGTTAATGGTATTCTTCAAAAGAGAGGACAATCTTATACTCTTGTTGAAACAGATCCAACTCCTGGAAGTCCTGGTAGTGGAGATGAATTCTCTAAATTAGTTTTTACTGAGGCACCACCAGATGGAGCACCATTTAACTGCTTCTATGTTGGCGAATTGATCTCTATTCAAGATATTTCTAATCAATTCAATGGAGTTGACATTGAATTTGATCTTAGAAGTGTTACTGGTGAGGTATTTAGTTTGATCTCTAATGGTCGTGTAGAAGCAAACGTTGCAGCGAACTTAATTTTGTTTATGGATGGTGTTTATCAGATTCCTTCTACTACAGAAATAGGAAGAATAGAAGCATATCCAGATAGTTTAGCATCGTTTAAATTATTGGGTAGTATTATTCAATTCACCTCTCCTCCAAAGAAAGGATCTGAATTTGAAGGTTACATATATGTTGGTTCTACTGCTGATTATAAGAGTATTGATATTGATGCATCGGTAGAATCTGGTGATATTTTGGTACAATCTAATGAGATAGAACCTAGAGATATTAATAATGTAACTAGTGCTAGAAAACTTTCTGTTGGTATATCTGCTGGTCAAAAGAACAATGATATACCAAATGGTCAAAATTTAGGTGGTGATAACGGAACTGGATGGTTTAAAGCAGATTTAATTAAATCTGCTAGAATTAGAGAATCTTTAAGAGTAAGAAGAACTATCGTTAGTGAAATACTTGGATTTGCTGGCAGTTCACCATATCCTCTCCTTGGCAAGACATTACCTGTACTTGCAATTGCATCTATTGAATTGCAAGACATATCTGAGGATTTGCCAGAACAACCAGATGATGATACTAATCAAGTTAGTTTTGTTCTTCCAGCAACTACTAACTTCCCAAAAAGAGTAATTAATGCCCAATATACATCATTTGTTCCAAGAAACAGTGTATCAGCAACGCCTGGAGATACTGGTGCTATTCAAGATAAAATACAAGGCGTAAAAGTTGGGTATGATTTAAGTTTTGATCAAATTGTTAAATTAAATTCATCTGCAAGTGGAGAAACTTTTGAGAGTGAAATTCTTAATGGAATAACTTATGCAGGAAATACTGCAAAGATTATTAATTGGGATATTACGAATCAAATTTTATATCTTAAATTAGATGCCCCTCTATCTCCTGTAAATAATGGGGATACAATTAAAACCTATAGTGTAATACAGGATGATTTAATTAATGAATATCAATCATTGGCACTTACCAATAAATTTTATTATAACTTCTAGTCCTATAAATAAAAAGAAACCCTAGTAAAATGGCAGCAATTTTAACTGATAAATTTAGAGTGGTTTTTGCTGAAAAATTCAGACAAATGATTTCTCTAGGAGAAAATCAGGCAATTCTGGATCTTGGTATTCCCCCAACAACTCTTTGGTTGTTTTTTGCAAAAAGTGCTGAATGGGAAAATGGTATCCCAATTGATCCCGTAGATAATCAAAGATCTAAGTATGATATCTATGATCAAATTATTGGTCTGAAGAAAATTACATCTTCAGAAATTCGTCCCATGATTAGAAATAACTCATGGCAATCTGGATCAACTTATGATATCTATCGTGACAATTATGGTGATATTTCTAGTACACAGGGGTCTATTGTTAATTATGTACAATCATTAAATTTTGAACAACACTTATATGAAACTAATTTTTATGTAGTAACATCTGAATATAAAATTTATAAGTGTTTAAATAATGCAAAAAATGGACAATCTACAGTAGAACCTTCATCTACAAGTAATGCTCCTTTTACATTATCTGATGGATATACTTGGAAGTATTTGTTTACTGTAAATGCTAATGATTTTGAGAAATTTAAAACTGATGAGTATATTCCTATCCCAGAAGATACTGCTATTGATCCTAACAATGTAATTGCTGCTGACTCTAATAATTTTGGTGGGGCAATTTACAATATTTTGATTGACGCACCTGGAAGTGGTTATCAGAGTGGACAAGAATTTGATATTACTGGAGATGGTTCTAATGGTGTTGTAAGAGTTATTTCTACTAATGATCAAGGTGGAATTACTTCTGTTAAAATTGTAAATCCAGGTACTGCATATACATACGCTCAAATCAATACTACTGGTGGTCAGAATGCAGTACTTCAACCTATTATTTCTCCTAAAGAGGGTATGGGTGCTAGAATTGGTAGAGAGTTAGGTGCATATAGATTAGCACTTCATGCAAAATTAGATAAAGATGATTTTGTATTTGGTAATGATTTTAGTGTTGTCGGTCTTTTAAATGATCCAACTTTAACTACTAATGGTAGTATTGCAATTGGTACAAAACAATTAACTCTTTCTTCTCCATTGGTTAATAATCAAGATACATATAATGATAAAAGAATTAGAGATACCGTAACTGGTGCAACTGGTAGAATTGTTCATTATGAACCAGATACTACAAGTCAAATTTATACTATTTTCTATACTCAGGAGAATATATTAAATTTTGGAATTGATTCTCAGGGAATACGACGTGATTTTGAACCAGGTAATCCTATATTAGTTGGAAACACTGGTCAAGAAGGAGCTACTATTGCAACTGGACTGAATTCAGTTAAAGATTCAGAACTGAAAAGAGGTTCTGGAGAAATCATCTACATAGATAATAGGAATACAATTTCCCGAGCAGAAGATCAAACCGAAGATTTCAAAATTATTTTAGAGTTTTAAAAGATGCCCCAGTCAACTAATCTCAACACTCCTCCATATTTTGAGGATTTTGATCCTAATAAGAATTTTCATAAGGTTCTTTTTCGCCCAGGATATCCACTGCAGGCTAGGGAACTTATCTCTATGCAGTCGATTATGCAGGACCAAATTGAAAAATTTGGGTCAAGCGTATATGCTGACGGAGCAATGGTTATTCCTGGGAGGATTGTACCAAACCTCTTCTCAGATTGTATTTTAATTGAAGATGAATACTTTGGTATTCAAGCTGATGAATTGAAAGAATATCTTCCTGGGAAAATTATTCTTGGAGCTTCTACTGGAGTTAGAGCAAAGGTCTTAACGGCATTAACTTCTGCTGAATCAGAAAAAGGTACGGCAACTCTTTATTTGTCATATTTGAGTAATGGTAATGATAGTAGTGTTAATAAGTTCGCAGATGATGAAATTTTAATTACAGAGACGGCATTTTCTTTAGGGAATACTGTAATTCAAGAGAATACTGATTTTGCTAAGTGTATTAGTAAAGATGCAAAATATGTTGGTTCTATTGCAAAAATTACTGAAGGAGTATATTTCGCAAAAGGATATTTTGTTGAAGTAAAGGAACAAGAAATTATTCTTGATCAGTATGATAATTCACCATCATATAAAGTGGGTCTTCAAATTCTTGAGGAAATTGTAGTTCCTGAAGATGATACTTCTCTAAATGATCCATCTCAAGGATACTCTAATTTTGCAGCTCCTGGAGCACATAGGTTTAAATTAACTGCTATCTTAACTAAGAAAGATCTTAATGATACTTCGGTAACTGATTTTATCGAACTTCTCAGATTAGATAACGGGGGAACTGTCGAAATTGTAACCGATACAAAAAAACAACTTTCAAAAACGTTTGATGCAACTTTTGCCAGAAGAACTTATGATGAATCTGGAGATTATGTTGTAGTCCCATTTAAATTTAATAAAGACGAATGTTTAGATAACGGAACTAATAATGGTATTTTTGTAGTTACTAATGATACTACCCAGGGGAATACACCATCAAAAGATTTGATGAATATTACAACATCCCCAGGTAAAGCTTATGTTAGGGGTTATGAAATTGATAAAATTGGAACAAGTTATATTGATGTAAGAAAACCAAGAGATATTGAATCTAAAAATAATCTTACTATTAGAACAGATGGTAGAGGTGTAGAGTTTAGAACTACTACCGATATTGAATATGATAAAATTACTTTATCTTTCGGGGGAATTGTACCTCTATTAGATACCAATGATAATGTAATTGGGTATGCAATTTTTAAAACTTATTCTGAAGAATCTGGTTACAATGTTATTAGATTAATTAATATTAGATTTCTTAATAGTGCAACTACTATCACCGATATTAAGAAAATTAGATTTGGTGGAACTATTAATTATACTAATAACACCTCTACTGGTGGAGATATTATTACTCTCTCTGCGATTGCAGGTCAATCAAAATCACACCTCTTTAGAGTATACCCTTCTGTAGTAAAAACAGTAACTGATACTAAGGTACAAAATGTAATTACATATTATGCAGGTACTGTAACTTCTACCAATCAAATTGAAATTACAGGTAGAAATTATTATTCTACTACTGCTTCTGATTACACTTTAAAAATTAATGGAGATCCAGCTACAAGTATCAATACTGTAAGTATTAATTCAAGTGGAACCATTACTTTAGGACTCACTGGAACAACAGTTACTAATACAGATTCTTATGTATTAATTGGTCCTGAAAAAATTGATGATCCTGTGGTAAAACTTGCATCTCATCAAAAAATGAGAGTAATGAAGTTAAGTGATATTGTAAATAAGTATTCTGTTAATGATTCTACTTTATATTTGGGAACAACTAGAGTTTCTAAAATTCATGCAATTTATAATCCACAAGATACAATTGCAAGTCCAGAAGACGTATTACCAAAAATTACACTAATTGCTGGAACTGGTAATTATGAAGTAGGAGAAGTTTTTGTCGGTAGATCTACTAATGCAAAAGGTAGAGTAGTAAGGCAAGTAGGTAATTCCATTTACTTTACTTATGAAACATTAGTAAATTTTGTCCCTAATGAAGAAATTTTTGGATATACTGCTGGTGTTGAACGAAATATTCAAACTGTAGATAATAATGGGGTTCCTAATTTAAAATCTAGATATCTATTAGATGATGGTCAAAGAGATCACACATTTGAATACTCATCAATTAGAAAAGTATCAACAGAAAGTGCTGTTTCTGGAGATCTTTATATTGTTTTTGACTATTTTAAGGATGATGTAAGTTCTGGTCAGTTCTATACTGTAAATTCATACTATAATGCTGACTATGATGATATCCCATCTTATAATCTTAGAGGAAATGAAATTTACCTTACAGATTTTATTGATTGGAGAATTAACAGATCAAATGTATTCTTAGGTGCTACTACTGGAGAGTATAATAATCCATTTACATTAAATGCATCTGATCTTGTAAATGATATTAGATTAGGTAGTTATGGATCTACCACATCAAATACATATGAAACATCTACTAATTATGTTCTTCCTATTGGAACTACTGATGGTGATGTTGAATATTATCTCGCAAGACATGATAACGTCTATCTTTCATATGATGGAACTTTCCGTGTTCAAGAAGGAACATCATCATTAACTCCATCACTTCCTTCTCAAGAATTGAGTGGAGCTTTGAAACTTCTCACTATAAAAATGCCTGCTTATTTGAGAGATCTTCAAAAAGTTGAAATTGATACTTTTGACAATAAGAGATTTACCATGAGAGATATTGGTAAATTAGAAAAGAGAATTACAAATATTGAGTATTATACTACATTAAATTTACTTGAAACTGATACTTCTAATTTGTTCATTGATGATGGTTCTGGTGGTAATAGATTAAAGAATGGTTTTGCTGTAGATAATTTCTTAAACCATAGTGTTGGTGACCCAACTCAACCAAATTATTCTTGTTCTCTAGATATGACTAGAGGGCATTTAAGACCTTCACACTATACTACAAATATTAAGTTAGATCAAAGTGATGTACCTAGTAAGTACATTAAAGGTAGATACATCATGTTGGATTATGATAATGAACTTTTCATTGATAGTCCATATGCTGCAAAGATTGAAAATGTAAATCCATTTGCTGTTGTTACTTGGATTGGTATTCTTGAAATTTTTCCAGAAACTGATGATTGGTTTGAAGAAAATAGAATTCCAGATAGCGTAGTAGATATTGAAGGAAACTTTACTGCTTTAGTAGAAGCTCAGGGAGGAGATCCAAATACTGGATTAATTCCATCTCAATGGGGTGCATGGACTACTACTGCTACAAGAAACTGGAGAACCAGAAGAAGAGGTGGTATTGAAGAAGATCAAATTAGATTAGAAACTAGTTTTACTGTAACTGAAGAGTATGATAGACAAATTATTAATGATGAACTAGTTGATACCCAATTTGCACCATGGACCAGATCCAGAAATATTACAATGGAAGCAAATTCCTTGAAACCTGGGGCACAGATGTTCACATTCTTTGGTAATAGAGATGTAACTGCATATACAACTCCAAAAACTCCTAGAATTACTATGACTTCTGGTTCTACTGCTTTCCAGGTAGGAGAGGATGTCACATTACAAGTAGGGATTGGTAGAAAGTTTAGAGCAACTGTACTTCCAGCAGATAATACCTATAGATCAAATTATAGTTTTATCACTTCCTCATACACACCAAATAGCACATACATAAACCTTGATATTGTATCAATGGAAGAATTGGGAACTAGTAATTATGGTGGATATTTATTAACTGGAGATAATATTGTTGGTGTTAATTCTGGTGCAACTGCTACAGTTACATCTACTGAATTAATTTGTGATAAGCAGGGTTCATTGATAGCAACATTCTTTATTCCAGATCCAGCGGATGATTCAAATCCAAGATGGCCAGGTGGTGAAGTAGCATTGAAATTTACTGGTGATCCAAAAAATAGTTTAATCTATGGTATCACAGACACTGGAGCACAAGCAA